GTTAGTGAATTAATCGAAGAAGGAAAAACTCCAAATATAGTACCGCCTCTTAGCGGATTGTTCAATACGCCCGTTTTGGATGAATCTCCCGATTTTCAATTTCCAGACGGTCCTGGCGGTATAAATCACGGTGATGCATACATTACCATGTGTTCTGATATGCCGGCCGATATATTATCGGGTTTCGGCCGTGCCGGAGCGAAGAAAGCTACGACAATTGATATAGTTGTTGGAAGAATGGCGAGCGTTAATGAGGGAAAGGGCCCCGACCCCGGCGACAAAGTAGGAAATAGTTTTTCTGCAGACGCAGCCAGAATATACGTTAGCCAGTTGACCAAGGTTGATAAGAATTTTGGATTGGCAATTACAGATAAGAACCCCATGACGGGAGGACCTAAAGGTCATGTCGGTGCTGCGATTGGGCTAAAGGCAGACGCAATAAGAATCATCGGAAGAGAAGGGATAAAGATTGTCACCGGGAAAGCTCAAGGTGTAAAGCTTGGACCTGACGGTGAACTGAATTCGCGCGGGGGTAAAATAAAGAAGCCCGCCCCACCAATTGAATTGATCGCCGGCAATAACATCGAACCTCGTACCTATCCTGGCGGAAAATTTCGAAAGGGTAAAACCACAGTAAACACACTGCAGCCGATTGTACTAGGTGAAAACACAAGAGATTGTATACAAGATTTAGGAAAAATTGTAGACGAACTTGCCAGCACAGTGTTCAATATGGCACTCTTACAGCAAACTGTCAACACTGCGCTTGGGATCACTCCATTGGCTCATCATGCTGCAGCCGTTGGGGCCGCGGCTCCGATAAATTTGCAGGCAGTTATAAGCTCGCTGCATAGTATACGCGCCAACAAATTAACTTGGGAGATGAATTACGTCAATCCGGAGTGCAGAGGATTTAAGTATATTTGTAGCGAAAACATCAAAGCGACTTAATTAATAACGAGAAATAAATGGCTAAATCAAAATTTTTAGAATATCAAGATCCGTCAGGCGATGGACTCATCGATGTATGTGACGCCTTTGTTGAGGTACCACCGGTACCATGTGACGATTGTAAGTGTATTGCAAATGGCGCAGCATTAACTGAAAACTGGCGTACGCTTGAGAGCGAAGATGCGTTCTTGAATGAGAAGAACTGCATGTATCAGGTTGTTATCGAAACATCTTACACCACTACGCTAGATGACGGCGAAGACGCCTTAGACAAAAGATATGAAGAATATGCCGAACAAGCAGCAGAGGCATTACTTAGCGCGTTTAACAAAGATACCGGCGCCGCAGCGATCCGGACCGTCTTGGACGCTTTTGAATATACTGATTATGATTTGCCAGCGCGCGCCAGCTCAAGATTATCGCTGCTTTATTCTGCGCTTCATAGCACTCTATGCGATATTCAAGACGCCGAAGATGACGAGGACAGTGATGAAGAGGGCGAAGAAGCCGATTCCTCGGGCACAGAAGTAACTTACACGATTTCAGAACTTAAAACAAAATTGATTCGAATCAGAAAAGGATTACATTTATATGCCGCGTATGCGAAGCCTTGGAGATTTATTGAAGGTGGGAACTTATTTTGGCAAGACGGGCCACGCGCCGGCGCCGTTTTCAATTTAAAAGATTATGGTGATTGGGGGATCCCTGGCGGTTCTAAGTTGGCAAAAATCCTGCCTCGCCTAGACAAATTTTTAATCACCAAAGGTAAGAATATTCGTGGTGTTGCTGGTGGCGGTCTTAGAAGCATGTTCGGTGACACAGTTGAAAAGGTTACCGTTACCTTTGGTGAGGAATATGAATTAAAAAAGTTAACAGCTTATACGGTTGAATGCGGCGAAAAGCCGGTCAAATATTTTAAAAAGAATACGCTAAAGAAACTCACCAGCAACGGATCACCCTGGGGTGACTCTACAGCGATGGCATATCTGGCTCAGCTATCTGAAATGGAGGCATCCTTGACAGCAAGAGAGCCAATGCCTTGGTTAGAGTTTGTTAAAAAATATACTTATCCTGCAATATATTCCAATGTAAATCAGGGGTACACCAACACTGATCCAGAAAAATCAGCCGGAAGTTGCATGGCAGAAAAACTTCAGGAAGAAGCAAAACAATTCGGTCAAGACATTCTTGATCCAATGTTCAGTATTGGAGATGCACTTCAGTATAAATTCTCGGAGAATTTGTGCCGGAAAACTCCAGAAGAGGTGATAGAAGACAAAATAAACCTAGGCTTAATATATGATCCGAATACAGATACCTCCAGATCCATTGAAGAGGTGGCGAAAGAGCAAGCATTTCAAACCTTAGAACAAGATGATGCGGTTTTTGACGAATTCTGTTTTCAAATTACAGCCAATGGTTTTGAAAATATAGAAGAATTCATAGAAGGATTAGGACAGATCAAACTTTGCGGCCTTTATACAGCGCTACTTGAAGCAATTAATTGTTTGCTTGGCGGATTTTCTCTTGAAGAATCATTGAGTACAATTGCGAAAAGCGCCCTCCGTGCAATGAGCCTTGAAAATTTCGGCAATTTGTTTGTCGGACTGCCACCAGAAAAACAAGCAGAACTAGATGCACTGGTTAAAAAGAAGTTTGAAAATGGAGAATTCTTCAAAGAGAACAGCACATATCAACAAGCATCAGACGCCATCGCTGGCAAATTAGATTATACCAAACCATGGGAAGCCCCAGCCACAGTACAAGCTCAAAAAGAAGAAGGATCGAAGCCTAGCGCAACTGGTGAGACAGAAGTGGCGGCAACAGTTGAAGCTCCCTCGGAAAATTCTAGAAGAACTCTGGCACAGCAACTTGACGGCTCGGCGGCAAAAAAAGAACTAAGTCCAAATATCGTTTTTGAAGCCTATGTTCTGGCATTAATAGAAGTGTATTCAGACAAATATTTTGAATTGATGGAAGAATTGAACAAATTCCCTGGCGCACAATTGGTTGCTGGGCTAATAGCGTCAGTCGACTGTCCGAAGCCGCCGATACTTGAGCCCAGTATGATAGATTGGATTAAAGATGTAGAAGTGCCTTTCTGTCAAAATGTAAATCCAATTAGTTTACCCCCCATAGACAATCCTACTTGGTGGGTACCTAAGTGGCCTGATTTAGCCGGCGCTTTTTTTGAAGGAGCCAAGGGGGCAATTCAAGAGGCGCTTTTCAACATCTTAATGAAATTGATGATGAAGGTGTGTAAAACTGTGGGAGATGCTAGTTGTGGCGCCCTGGGCCTCGCCGGCGATCTTGCTAAATCATTGCCGGCTAGAGCAACCGGTAGAACTAATATAGTCGATGTCATTAACGAATCTATTTGTGGTGGCGATGTTGATTCAGAACAAATCGATAACACAGTTGTAGACATGTTTGCAGATCTGGGTCTGGGAGCGTCCGCATTGGCAGATACAGAACAAGTACTTGATTTTGCTGGAGATATTTCTGCAGCCACTAGTAGAATGGAATTAAGTAACGCATTTTTAGGAAATCCTTCATCTGAGTTCACAAAGGTTGTTAGCACATTGGTAAAATATGAATACCCCGATTTTGAACCTGCGTTGGGAACCGAAGAAGATGTTAGAAGTTTCTTTGGAAATATGGGTAACTTGATGCCGGCAGATTTTAGAGATCAATTGAGTAACTTTGTTGACGGCTTGCCTGACGACGATATGCTTCCGGCTAATCCTAGTTTGTGTGCGACACCGGAACAAATAGAAGATTTTTGCGCACTCCGGGCAGAAATATTAGATGGGCGCGCGACAGAAGATCAAATTGCAAAACTTTGTGAACGACCTCTTGGTGATTTAGAAGATTTGGCCAATGCCCTACAAAGCCCTACTGTTGATTTGCCGCCATTATTTTCTGAACCCGGCTGTGATGATGGACTAATCCCTTATGAAACCGAAGAAGCAACAGCAACTGCTACCACCGCTTTGAACGGAATGTTAGAACAATTAAAAGTTGATTTTGCAACCGATATGCTTGGGAACGGACCCGGAGAAGGTAAATGGGGGCTCGTTAACATGATTCTCTCTGATACTATGGGCAATCCCTACACTGCGCATACGCGGAAGGTATCTAATAATCCGTTTTATGTTGATTTTTATACCGAGGGCGGGCTCGATCCGGATTCCACGCTCGAGAATTTTGGAGATGTGTACAACGCTCTGGGATCTATAAATCCACCTACTTTTTTACAAAGAGGTGCCTTCCCATATAAAGTGGCTGATTGGCTAGAAGATTATATGCAGACAGAAATGACTGCGGAATTTAAATCGTATAACGATCTACAAGAGGACACCAAATCCAGCAAATCATTAAAAGATGCCGGCGTTATGACTTTTGGAGGGGGAGTTGATTTATTAAAAATGCCCGATTTGGGATACAACGTGGAAGTTCGTGTTGACGCCGAAAATGAGAATTTAATTTATTTAGAAAAAGCTAGAAAAGCCACCGCTGATATGACATTAAGCTTCCGAGATAATTGTAAAGGTCTTTGGGATGAAGATGAGGTTGATAGTATGTTTTATTATGGGTTTGATTTAGAGTTTTATTTGTCTGATTTGGTATCTGGTTCGTCAGGGGAGCATAATCGAGCAGATGATAATGTTAGAATTAAAATTTACGATATAGAGAATACAGCCGCAAAAATAGATACTAGATTGGCCGCCAGCATTCCCGATCTTTGGAAAATAACTCACCCACTACGTTGGCTCGTTGCACATATGCGGCTTAAGCCTGAAAATGACGACGTTAACAAGAGCGAAGTTAGAAGATTTGAATTTATCGCTAGCGATTCTACTTTGGAAGAAATAGATTTAGACACTTACCCGGAATTCCTTTCCACATTTACCACTAAACAAACTTACCTTCCGCAAGTTGTTTTACTAAGTGAAATGATTGGTGGTCGAACCATAAGAAAAAGCGACATCAAAAGCAGCTATGATGAAATAATGTCTTCTATAACGCAAAATTTCATAGACTTGGTTGCCAACAATGAAGACGCGTTTTTATATGGCGCCACATATGATGACCTATCTTTTGATGATGTTGAATATGTGATTGAAGAAGCAATAGGAGATTATGAAGCTGGTACCAGTTACTATGAAGTGGAATTTGAGGACGACGAAGGCACTACGCGTACAATTAGAAATGATGATCAGATTATGGGCATCAGTAGGATGCAATTTGAAAATCCCGATAACAATCGAGTAATCTATCTTGATCCTAATACCTTTGGTGGTTCATATATGAATCCCCCGCTTTATATCAAGCCACTAGAAAACAAAGGATGGCTTGGGTTTATAGATGTGATGTTTCCGGATTTAAGCCCCTGCAAGCCATATAGTACTGATTTGATTGATTTTGAAGAGATTCAGCAAAAGGTAGAGAATTCGTACCCCACTATTCCAGAAGACGAACGTCTGAAATCAGATCCGGATTGTGTCGTAGAAACGCCTTATGCGAGAATTTTGGGAAGAGCCGCAAAGTCAGGATTGGAAAGCATTATCACCGGCGCCATTAAAGTTTATGTGAGTACCTTTTTTATTAAATCCATGGCAACATTTACTAAGTTTTATCCAAAATTTCCAGACACATTCAGTAATATTTACGCGGCCTATCTCGTAGAAGAGATGGAAGCATCTCTTAAAGATGCGCAAAAGGCAGTATGGGAGGCATTTAACCCATTCAAGGATAGCGAATTCTGGTATGCATTTTTGGAACAATCTGTCCAGCTTTATTCTCGACGTGTAGACAGTGGGGATATAAGCGATCCGCCCCCGGCGGTCGTACAAGCACTAGTACGGCTTAATGACGCGCAGGAACGGTATCACTATCCATATAAGAAAGACTTGAAACAATCGATTGATTTAGGAGATATCGCCGCCGCGGCCGCCCTTGGACCGGCAGCTGCAGCAGCAACATTTGCCGCCGGATTTAAGACCTTGAAAGAATATCGCCAGCAAAAGAATCTTGAAGCCATCCAAGCAACAGAGGAAGATGCCAAAATAGTTTTGAAAGAGCTTGTTATTGAGCAGCTAAACATTATGGGCGAGAAGTTTATAGAAAATCTTAAAATCGTAGGTATGACACCAACTGTGTATGATTTGGACTATTATCTTCTACAATATTTGTCACAAGGTGGTGAGAGTTTGACACTTGATCAAGAGATTAAAGAAGAATACGCAGATTTCCCCACTGAAGGCGATGGATATTATACAAACGGAAGCGAATTCGCAAACGCAGACGGCACAGAATATGTGGGATACTATCATGTCGCGACAGAAGATGGCAACCCCATATATGTAACTGGCGAATATGAAGGCGACAGCGTCGAGGGCGAGACGCTAACCCCAATGGCTAAAAAGATTATTGTTCCGATTGGGGATATTACAGAATACGGAAGTGTAGATGTTGACACCGACGACACAAGCAAGCCGTTTGTTATTGAAAAATATATTAGCGTCAACGGATCGCCCTCGGCGCCGTCTAGTGCTGTAAGCACTTTAACGGGCGATTCGGATCCAAGTCAAAATATTTCTGATGTTTACCCGGGCTCTTTAGATTTGGTAACGGACAATAACGGTAGAGTCGTTGGTCTTGAAGGAGAATTGGGCGTAAGACACGGATTAAGATTTTCTGTTATAGTTAACGGAACACAATATACAATAACAGAAGTTGAAGTAGATGCTCTAGATCGCTCGTTGGCACAAATAGATCCGCTTGAGGGTGATAGTAAGTTGTTGTTATGTTTGATAAACAAACTTAAAGAAGACGACAAGTTTAAATTAATTGCGCAATATATCTTTCCGCTAAAGAAAATTACAGCCACGTTAGCCATTTATAATGGACTGGCGTTTTTGCCTTCCATTGGTGAGAAGATGGTTAAAGATAACGAAACCATTGGTCCGTATTCGTATCAAATTGATCCGGATGCCGGCCCCGTTGCCGGCGACCAGAACACAATTTACACGAAGCCTGGTGTGGCTTTAACCTTTGGAGAGGAAGATTCCACTTACGAGGGTCAGGCTGCTATTTATCCGCCAAATCCCTCCGGACCAGATACCTCTGAAGATGAAGAGGGCCCGGATGGCGAAACACTTTCACAACCAGACGGAGGCGGCTGGGCAAGCAAATTGGATCGCGACCCTGGCATATTTGGCGGCATAGGGGTATTAGAATGGGATAATTGGGATCAATCCTTGTTGAGAAATTCTAAAAGCAGAATCAAAAAGATTTTTAAGAGCTATTACAATTCTAGAGATTTTGATCCTAGCAACGCCGGCGATTCGTCAGATAGCGGCGGCACCGTGATAACCAATGAATTCAAGTCAAGATTCAAAATAAAACCAGGCCAAAACCTTCTTCCATTCTGGAAAAAGAGAATGATTCGCACAAATCCATTTAATGCAGATGGAGAAATGTGTGAAAAGAAAGATTAAGTGATAATTACAGAGAGGTAGAAAAATTATGGCGTCTTTTGGAGTTGCTCTCCCACTGCAGACAGATTTAGCTGACGGCTTTACAATGGTTAAGAATCTTAACACCCTGGTCAAGCAAAATTTAAAAATGCTCATATTGACTATTCCTGGCGAACGTGTCATGGAACCAAATTTTGGCGTTGGTCTTTCCAGATATCTTTTTGAGAATTTTGGACAGGATACAATGTCGCAGATAAGTAGCAGAATTAGAGAACAAGCTGGGATTTATTTGCCGGCAGTTGAAATTCGTAACATTACGTTTGGCACTACTGACCCGGATAGTAACTATTTGGGCATTGCAATAGAATATTCTATTCCAAGCATAGGAATAGCAGATTTATTAGAATTAACTACTTAAAAATGAGGATTTTTTAATGTCAAGCGATCAGAATAAAATAGTACCAATCGATTACACTCATCGTGAGTTCAGCACAATTCGCGAGGATTTGATGGAATTAGCTGAAAGGTTGTATCCCGATTCCTTTAGAGACTGGAGCGAAGCGTCTTTTGGCGCTTTGATGATTGATGCGGTCGCATATGTTGGCGATCAGTTATCGTTTTATTTAGATTATAATGTTAATGAAACTTTTATGGACACCGCGTATCAATATAACAATATTGTGCGGCATGGTAGAATTCTTGGATATAAAAATGAGGGAGTGGCATCTACGTATGGTACTGTCAGTTTGTATGTGTTAGTGCCCGCCTCTAGTACTGCTTTGGGCCCCGATTCAAATTATATTCCACTTGTTACGAAAGGCACACGCTTTACATCACAGACTGGCTTAAATTTTGTTTTGACAGAAAATGTTGATTTTTCTGATTCTAGCAATCTTACTGTTGTGGCGGCTGTTGATTCTTCGACCGGGGCGCCCTCATATTACGCGATTAAGACAACCGGAACTGTAGTGTCTGGATATTTTTCTGAAGAAGTGGTGTCTATTGGATCTTATGAACGATTTTTGAACGTAACGCTTTCAGCAAACAACATAGCAGAGATAATATCGGTTTTCGACTCCCAAGGAAATGAATACTTTGAAGTGGATTATTTAGCCCAAGACATGGTTTTGAAGGAAATCGCCAACACTAACTATAAAAGTGACAACGTTCCATCTGTCATAAAGCCCTATTT